TGCGAATAAAACCGCAAACGCTCCTTGATCTGTGGGTTCTGCGTGCGCGCCACATGCAAGGTCGTCAGCATCTCTTCATCTGAGGTGATCGGCGGCAAGTGTCGAAAGACCCGCGCCCACACCATCTTGGCGCGCTGCACATCGAGATCGGCCATGCAGCGCTGCATCTCGTCGATGATCATCAACACTTTAGTCGAGCGTAATCGTCGTCGCCGTGGACAGGCTCGGCGTCACGCCGTTGCCGGTCGCGATGTTCGGCGTCACCGTCCCCGAGAACAGGATCGCCGTCGCACCGCCGCCGCTCTTGCCGGTCGAGAAGTGGGTGACAGTGCCCGACCCGCCGGTGCCGGCCGGGAAGTTAATCGCCGCGACAGGCGCAACTTGCGTCGGCGAGGAGCCGCTGACCGTCCAGCCGCCAGAGGTGCGCAACACGTTGACGCGGCCATAGGACGAATAGGTCGCCTCCGACGTGGTCTGCGTCCCGGCGTCGCCAGGATCAGCCGTGTGTAGCGCGCAGACGATGTTGGTCTCGGGCGTCGTGGTGGCGTTGATGGCATAGTTCGCCCACGTCGTCGCGTTGAAGATCAAGGCGAGGATCGCGGACTCGGAGGTGTCAGAGATCGTCATTGGGCGCTTCTCCTTTGCTTTAGTCGGTGAAAACAATCTCGCTGATCATGCCGTCGTCACCGACGCAGACATTGAGCTTTTTGCGATCGAGGTGGCCGTTGCCGCGGACGAACTTCAGCCAGTGCGAATTGACGATGGCATAGACCTCGATCTCGTCGATGGCATCCTCGAGATAGACGCCGATCAGGTGCATTAACTCTTTCGCCATCGGTCAACCTATGAGGGCTTCGACATCAAAAGGTTTCGTGGTGTCGCGGTCGCGGGCGCGAAGTCCCATCAGCATCGTCAGCGCCACCGCGCCGTCGATGCGAAATTTGGCCTTGTCCTTGTCGAGCTTGCGATTGCCGGCGGGATCGGTGCGCGCCACCGCGTTCGCCATATTCCACGTCAAGACCGGATTGTTCGGATGCACCAGCTTGCGCTCGATCACCGCGTATTCCAGCGCATTCAAGGCCGGGCTCATGTCGCGATAGCCTTGGCCCCATGGCACCAAGCGCAATCCGTCGCCGGCCTTCTCGCCCTTCTCGTCTTCGTAGACCTGCAAACCAATCCGATCGAACTCTTTCAACAGCGCCGGCATGCCCCAGCGGTCGTAAGCCAGTCCCTTGATGTTGAAGCGCTGCGATAGCTCGGCGATGAACAGCGCGATCGCCTCGGGATCAATCGTCTTGCCGGGCGAGAGCCGCAGATGCTCGGACTCGACCCACTCGCGATAGCGGTAGGTACCGGAGCCGAAGTCGCGATTGGAATGTTCTTCGAGGTGGTCTTTCGGCTTCCAGAAGAACGGCAGGATACGGCAGGGATCGGCGGCGCTGCCGACCAGAAGCGCGGTGAGATCGGCGACGCTCGACAGGTCGAGCGCCATGTAGACATCTTCGCCGTCGCGCAATTCGGCGTCGCCCTTGCACGCCATCCATTCCTGCCGCGAGATCAGCGGCGACACCGGCGCGACGCGCTGGTTGAGAAACAGGTTGCGAACCTTGGGTTCTTCGGCGGGAAGGCGCTTGGCCTTGTTGATCGCCGCCGTGAAGTCCTCGAGATCGCGCCACTTGCCAAGCGCCGGATTGGCTTTCATCCATTGCGTCTCATCGTCGAGCGCGCAGCCCTCATCGGCGGCATAGAGATGACACACGATCGAGGGGTCGACCCCAGACAGCCCGTCGTCGATCAGCCGCGACAGCACATGCTCGGGATCGTTCGACTGCGTCGAGATGACGATGAACAACGGTTCGGTTCGAGCGCCAAAGCTGGTATCCAGCACGTCATAGAGTTCGCGGTTCTTGGCCTGCGCCAGTTCGTCATAGATGACGACGCTCGGCAGATAGCCGTGCTTGGTGCCGGCCTCGGCGCTGATCGCCCGGTACACCGTGCCCATCGGCCGCCCCACCATTGTCTTGGTCGAGGGCACGATGTCGATGATCTTCAATAACTCGGGCTCGAGTTCGACAATCTGCTTGGCGAACTTGAACACGATCGAGGCCTGATCGCGATCGTTCGCCGCGGAATAGATTTCGCCATGCACCTCGGCGACCGGACCGACGAGGTGGGCGAGCGCCAGACAAGCAATCAATGCGGTCTTGCCGTTCTTGCGGCCCATCGACAGGATCGCGCGCCGGACCACACGGCGTTGCGTGGCGCCTCTCACGCGTTGCGGCTCGTAGATGTCGCGGATAAATGAGCGCTGCCAGGAATCCAATTTGAACGGACGGCCAGCGCCCTTGCCGCTCGGCACGGTTAAATGCTCGATGAAGTCGATAACCTCTTGCGCCTTTTCTTTGCCCTTCGGCGTGCGCTTAACGAGCGTATCCGTCAAACGCGCTGACCTTATTCATTTTGGATGTTCTCGCTCCGTGCTAGTTAAAAGTGGAACGAAAACGTGCCACTTTGAGCGGCCCCGCCGACGATTGCTGTCGTCAGCGAGGCCTAAACCGACAACGTGGAGAAACACGATGCCAGTATCTCGTAAGCGCCGAGTCCCGCGCGTTCTCAAACGACAACCGAAAAAGCGGAAAGCGGAAAGAACAGCGAGCGGCTATGTTGTTGTTTCGGCGAAGCGCGCGCCACTTCTGAATGTCGCTGTCTCAAGAGAGATTATCGACAATGCAATTCGCAATAGCTCTAGCCGTTGTGTAATTGCAGATGCGATCAGAGAGCAATATCCGCAATACACCCATATAGCGGTTGATCTCCAAACGATCCGAATGAGCGATCCGGAAAAAGGATTGCGCTATGTCTATCTAACCCCCCGCATCGCACAGCAAGTTTTGGTTATGTGGGACAAGGGCGAGAGAATGCGCCCTTTCGTTTTCGTCTTGCGAGGGGCGCATACTGTTTCAAGAAACGTCACCAATCGACAAAAAGGCAGACCCGCTCGCGAACGCATTCGACTCGGGCGGCGACGAATTATTCGTCGAAACTCGCGCACCGTTCCAGACACAGTAGGCGGCAGGCCAACACCAAGACATCCTAGCTCATCCGGTATACGTCAGTTTGGAATGCGAGCTTTTACGGCAGTTGATCTAGCTGATGTTGGGTTGAGTTAGCCCATCGAATTTAGTGGGACGAAAACGTCCCACTTTTTAACGCGCTAGGAGCCCGTCGAACTTGCTGCCCGCATCCTGATCGCCGTTGACGCCGCTTGTGATGCGGGCGCGGCTTGCTGGCGTCAGCCCGAACTCGTTGGCATAGCGCATCATGTCGGCCGCCGACTTGCGCACGGTATAGAGCAGCGGATTTTCCATCGGACCGCCACTGCCGTTGCGCACCACATAGCCCTTGACCGGATCGTCGGCGCAGCGCGCCAGCAATTCGGAGGCCTCGCGCCAGATGCCATAGGCGTGGCAGTAGGCCGCGAGCGGCACGCAATCGATCTTTGTCAGCACGCCTAGCCGGTGCAATTCCGTCGCTACGCACCACCATTCATCCGCGGCGTAACCCGTGATGAACGCCGGTGGATCGGGAATCTCCGCCGACTGTTCCGGCCGCATCCCTTCCGAAATGGGCCGCTTCCCCGGATTGCCGCGCAACAGCTTCAATTGCGTCGGCACGGGCTTCGCACCTCGTTGCATTGGATATCCCTTTCTGACGCGGTGACACCGTGACCGCATTTTTCGTATTTTTCGGCCCCGGCGCGGGAAGGATTGAATTCCCGCCGGTTTTCCGCCGCGGGAAGTTCGCGACCAAAAAAGATCAACGATTTCAAACGGCGATCCCTGGCGCGACCTGGTCCCATGTCCAGAGTACCTTGATCTTTTTTTTCAATCCGATCAGTTCGCCGGGACGGCGCCGGCCGGGACGCCGTGCATTTTCGAGTTCCAGCGGGTTCCGGGGCCGGTTGGGGTGGTTCCCGCTGGAACTCTCCCGCGCGGTAGCGGGATGCCGTCAAAGAGAAGAACTTTCTACTTTTCCGGGGTGGTATTCTGGGCCGACAACCGGAGAACGAAAATGGAACGCAATTAGCCGTGTGTGCAGTGCGGTAAGTGAGTTCCGTGTTTTCCGGTTCCTGGCAAATTCTTCAATGAAATCAACAGTTTCACGCCATAGAGAAAAATTCTACAAATAGGAATTTTGAATGTGCGGCCG